GTGTGGTAAGTGTTGTAATCATAACCAACAATGGTGCAGGATACCTGGCACCGCCCAAGGTCAACATCATTGGCGACGGTGCAGGTGCCACAGCCGAAGCAGTATGGGATCCAGCCACAGGTGCAGTTACAGATATCATTGTGACCAATGGCGGTTCTGGCTACTGGCGTATACCTAATTCGCAAGTTGCAACCCCGTACACTTATCCAGTAGCACCACAAAATCAAGGTGCTTTGGTGGTGGTCAGCACCGGCTATGTAGAAAATCTGTTATACAGATAAATGAAGTTTAAAAAAATTGTAGGATTTGGTGACTCGTTTGTGTATGGCGACGAGCTACTTGATCCTAGCCTAGACTCTGCAACTCATCACAGCAACGAACTCAACAACACCTATAGACAACAACATTGTTTTTTGGGTAGAATAGGTAATCATTATCAATGTCCAGTTGAAAACTTTGGTCAGTCGGGCGGCAGTTTACAAAGTGCTACATGGACCTTCTTGTGGTGGTTAGAACAAGAAGCCAATCCAGAACAATGTTTAATTTTGATTGGACTAACCAACAGTTATAGATTTAGTCACTATAACCCTGCTCGTCGATTGGCACCTAACGAGCCGCAATGGAATCGACATGCACACAGTACCTGGACTGAAGACGATTACCCACAGTTTGAAAACTTAATTAAACTACAAACAACCCTAACTGATTGCCCAGAACTTAGAAAATTACGTTATCAACAAGCGGTCATGTTGTTTGATGGTATTGCGGCACGCCGTTGTTTGTCACTTGGGCAAGTTAATGTGTTTAAACCACCTGTTCAAATCAACAACATTCCAACATTGTTATGGCCCGAATGGTCAATGGTTGATTGGATTAATCAATATCCAGAGTATAAAAAATCTAATGGACATCCAAACGAGCAAGGCCACCAAATGATAGCTAATCGCTTGATTTCTCACTGGGATTCCTGTATAATCAAAGGATGATAGATGTAATTAGTTTTCTTCCAGGCAAGCGAAAACAGACAGCAAGTGGCTGGATCAGTTTCAACGCACCCTGTTGCATACATCGCGGCGATACCCAAGATCGAAGACAACGTGGTGGTATCAAACCCAGTCCAGATGGTTCATGGAGTTACCATTGTTTTAATTGTGGATATACCGCTAGTTTTGTATTAGGTCGCAATCTAACATTCAAAGCTCGCCGGTTGTTGGAGTGGATGCATGTTCCGCAAGAAGAAATTGAACGTATTAATCTCGAAAGCCTGAAGCACAAGAGCATAGAAGGCATACTTGGCGAACGTCAAGACGTAATACAAAAATTACAAAGTATCGAATTTGAAGATAGGGATCTACCAACAACTACACAACCACTTAGTGACACAGGCGAAGCATATCTACGCAGTAGAAAACTACCGCTAGATTATCCATTCCTTTATAAGACAATGCCACGTCCTGGAATTGTAATTCCGTTTACACACAACAACCAAGTGGTAGGGCACACCACAAGATTCTTAGATGATCGTACGCCCAAGTATATTCAAGATATACAATCGGGTTATGTGTTTGGTACAGACTTACAACAGCCGGACTGGCAGACGGCAATCGTAGTAGAAGGCGTGTTTGATGCGTTAAGTATAAATGGACTTGCGGTACTACACGCAGAGATCAATGATGCACAAGTTAGATTGATTCGTAGCTTAGGCAAAGAAATTGTAGTGGTGCCTGATCAAGACGAAGCAGGCATGCGGTTAGTTGATCGTGCAGTGGAACTAGGTTGGGCCGTAAGCATTCCAGACTGGCCAACAGGTGTCAAGGATGTCAACGATGCAGTAATTCAGTTAGGTAGACTTGGAACTTTGCTAACTATAATGCAGGCCAAAGAAACTAGTAAGATTAAAATAGAACTAAGGAAGAAACAACTTGTTAAAAGACTACGGGCTTGATGTCCAAAAACTATTCTTAGAAATGATGTTGCAAGACGCAGAGTCGTATGTGCGTGTGCAGAACATTTACAATCCAGAAAACTTTGATCGTAGCCTACGCCCAGTGGCCGAGTTCATTGCTACACACAGTAACGAATACAAAACACTACCAGGTACCGAGCAAATCCGAGCGGCTACTGGTGTTACATTAAATCATATTCCAGACTTGAACGAAGGACACTTTGAGTGGTTTATGAATGAGTTTGAAGGTTTTACTCGCAGACAAGAACTAGAACGGGCAATTTTAAAGAGTGCAGACTTGTTGGAAAAAGGCGAGTATGATCCTGTAGAAAAACTGATCAAGGATGCAGTACAGATTAGTTTGACCAAAGATATGGGTACAGATTACTTCGGGGATCCAAGAGCTCGCATTGACAAATATTTTAATTCGGGTGGTCAAGTAAGTACCGGGTGGCCACAGATGGACAAGATCTTATACGGCGGCTTTAGTCGTGGAGAACTTAATATCTTTGCTGGTGGATCAGGGTCTGGTAAGTCGCTTGTTATGATGAACATAGCATTGAGTTGGTTACAAGCAGGACTCAGTGGTGTGTATATCAGTTTAGAACTCAGTGAAGAACTGTGTGCGTTGCGTACTGATGCCATGTTGGCAGGCATGAGCACAAAAGAGATTCGCAAGGATATTGATCAAACCGAACTCAAAGTCAAATTGGTCAGTAAGAAAGCCGGACAATATCGTATCAAGGCACTGCCGGCACAGAGTAATATTAATGATATTCGTAGTTATATTAAAGAAGTGCAAGTTCAAACAGGTATCAAGGTAGACTTTATCATGTGTGACTACTTGGACTTGTTAATGCCAGTTAGTGCTAAAGTTAGTCCCAATGACCTGTTTGTCAAAGACAAGTACGTTTCAGAGGAGTTGCGTAACTTGGCCAAAGAACTTAATGTGTTGTTTGTCACAGCTAGTCAGTTGAATCGTAGTGCGGTAGAAGAAATTGAATTTGACCATAGCCATATTTCGGGTGGTATTTCAAAGATCAATACAGCAGATAACGTGTTTGGTATCTTTACTAGTAGAGCTATGCGTGAGCGTGGCAAGTATCAAATACAATGTATGAAGTCACGCTCTAGTACTGGTGTTGGCATGAAGATTGATTTAGACTATAATATTGAAACTATGCGTATTACAGACCCAGGTGAAGAAGCAGGCCCAGTTAACTCATTTGCCAAGGGTAATTTGCTAGACAGTATTAAAGCAAAAAGCACAATGATCAATGGTACAGAACCGGTGGCACATCATGATGACGGCGGAAAGATTACAGCCGACGTGCAAAGTGCAAAACTTAAACAGCTATTGGGACAAATTAAACAATCATGAAAAAATATTGTGCAGATCTTCAAGGAGGTCTTTGGCTTCAGTATAATGCTGAAGAATCTAAATGGTATGGTAAACCGTGTTGTATGTATAGAGAAAAATTTCCAATCAACGAAAATATTAATTTAGAATACTGGCAACACCCTAAAATTATAGCAGAAAGGCAAGCAAATCTTGCAGGAGAAGAATTATCACGCAATTGCTCAGAATGTAAATTCACAGAAGCCAATAATAATTATAGTCGTCGCCAAGCATGGAATGACAGACTTGGTACCAATTGGAAACTGCCAGATTCAGTTATTGAGTTAGATCTGCACTGTGATTTTTCTTGTAATTTAGCTTGTAGAATTTGCGGTCCACAATACAGCACACTATGGCGACAAGTAGACCCGCAATATAAAATAGAAGAAAAAAAATTTAAAGTTAGGGCAACTAATAACACAGTGTTGGATTTACTTAAAACAATGCCGGCACATAACATTAAACAAATACATTTCCAAGGCGGTGAACCACTATTATCAAACACCCATATTCAGGTGCTTGAAAAATTACAAGATCATGTTGATTTGTCACAAATAACAATATGGTATCATTCCAATGGAACGCAGAGAGTATCGGATTCAGTTTTAAAGTTTTGGGAAAAGTTTAAAATGCTAGAAATTTATTTTAGTCTTGACGATCTGGGCCCTAGGATGGAATATCAACGCTGGCCTATGAAATGGACTGAAGTGCATGAAAATATGTTATGGTGGAAAGAAAATTTACCACATAATGGATTATTACGAATAGAAAGAACATTGGGAGTATTAAATGCTTTTTGGGCTGATGAGCTAGAAAACTGGCATCAACAATATTTTTTACAAAC